GGGGGGGTTAGAGTGAGGGGTTTCCTAGGAAGGCTAAATAGGAGGGTATATAGGGGCTATATACCCTTTAAAAAATATATATATATAAATATATATTACTCTACCCCACCCTGCCCCCGTCTACACACCACGTAAAATGGGGGCTGCAGCGAATGGGGTAGTGGGGGGTGTGGGGTAGAGGTGATACCCCACCCTAGAAGCTGTCCCATGATTTATGGGGTGAGGGGGCAGGGAGTGGGGTATAATCCACGTCCCAAAGCTTCTTGCCGTGGGACTTCCGGGGTCGCATGCCCTTCTCGTGCAAGATCCGACTCGCTTCTTTGTAGTCGCCCATCCTCGGGTTGGCCACGCCGAGGTCGGCCAGTAGCTGCACCATCTGCACCGGCTTGGTGTTTGTGCCGTCAAAGTTCACCTGCTGCAGCAGCACGTCTTCCACCGCTGATTGGGTGCGCGAGACCTCGTTGCTGACCTGCAATCGCTCACGCTCATCTCCGTCGAGAAACCACGTTTGCTTGCCGGCCAGCACTTCGTCCCAGACCTCAGCCCAGACCTGCTGCATGTCGATGCCGTGGTCGAAGTTAATGCGGTTGACCCTGACCACCCAGAACCTTCTGTTGCCGGTTGGATCGACCAAGAACTCACGCTCGTTGACCGAGCCATAGAACGCCGTGCGTCGCTGGTACTTACTCCAAGCTCGGCCGTAGGGCAGGCGAATCTCGTCCTTGCTCTTGGTCAGGAAGGCTTTGAGCTGATCAACGTCAGCCTTGCGGAACGTGCTGCCCAGCTCACCCAGTTCGACAATCCAATGGGAGACGCACACCTTGACCGAATCTTTGTCGCTCGGGTTCAGCGTCGCACCCTCCAACAACCAGCTCGGGTCAGGCGCCAGCTTCTTGAACCATTGGGTTTTGCCCAGCGCCTGTCGGCCCACGAGGATCAGCACGCCTTCTTGGTTGGCGCCCTCGGCACCGCAGGCAGCGGCCGCGCATCCGGCGAGCCACTTCCGCATCAGCAAGTCCTTGAGATCGTTGTCGTCTGAATCGATCGTGTTCAGCAGGTCGCCGACCCGGTGTTTGCCATCCCACGGCCGGCTCTCAATCCAGTCCTTGACCGGGTTGTGCTCCCGGGCGAGCAGGGGCAGGTTCTTTGCCAAGCGCGCTTCGCCGAGCGCGTCCTTTATGCAGAGGTTCTCGATGTGGCCGAACTCTGCGTCTTCGCGCAGGTCATTAATGAATGATTTACCCGGGATCGTGATCTCCATCTCCTTCTTAATCACGTTGTAGCGTATGTCGATCTCGTGTTTTTTCAGCAGCGCCTCGTAGTTCTCCTGCACCTGCAGGATGCGTCCGGTCGATGGACTGCGCTGGTACTCGACGGGCAGCGTGCTGGTTGCGCTCGGGATCAGCTCCCCCTCCAACAGGCCTTCGCTCGCCACGTCGTTGAAGTCCTGACCGACCTCGCCCGGCATCAGAATCTCAGCCTCGGCACCTGCTAGGCGCGCCGCGTTGGCGCCTTTTTCAGCCGCCTTCTGCCCGGCCCCGCTCTCATCGTTGTCGGCGACGAACACATGGGTCGCGTCTGGAAACCAGCCGGCGAAAAGCTTGGGCACTTCCGCCATGCCGCTTGTGTCGCCGGTGACGATCACGGGCTCGCTGTCGTTAATGTGTTCGTACCAGCTCGCACCGGTCGCATAGCCCTCGACGTAGTTGATTCGCTCGGGCGTAGTTCGCAGATGCTCTGCGCCAATCAGCGCGTAGGTAGATCGGCGCTTTGCGCCTTTGTGCCACCATTTGTCTTTGCCGTCCGGGCTGATGTAGCTCAGCGTAACGATCTGCTTGGACTCGTCTCGGTAGGGCACCACCAGATAGCCGGCGAAGTCAGGGCCGCAGCTCTCCCTGAGCCCGTGCCCTTTTACCTTCTTCAATGTCAGATATGGGTGGTCTGTGATGGGCTTGCACGAATCCCAGAAATCCCTGCAGGTTTGAGCAACCTCAGCCTGCTCGGCTGCCAATCGCTTGTGGTATTCGTCTCTCGCAACGCGAATCGCTTCGCGCTCTTTTTGTCGCTGAATCGGCGTGAGTGAGTCATGGCCATTGGGTCGCCAGCGCGCGATCGGCTGGTCGCCCTCCCGCCAGTCAAACGCTGCGCCAAACGGATTCTCTTGGTCTAAAAACAGCAGATACCAGCCCTTCAGCTTTCTGCTATGTCCATTAGCTTCGCTGTAGGCCCGGCCCCTGCCGTGTTCGATCAGGCCCTCCTTGGGGTCAGGCTCAAGCCCATGTTCAGCGAGGAACGAAACAAAATCGTCTCGGGCGCTACCGCTCAATGGCTGACTAAAATTCTTGCTGGTGCCCTTCACATTTCTGATTTTCATTCGTTCTTCTATTGCATGCTGGGAAGCGAGGTGTGTAAGATAGTGCAACTTATTACACAAAGGCAAGAAACAATTATGGCTTTAACGGCAAGTACAGGCGGCGGCGCCGCTTTTGAACAAGTCCCAGTCGGAACGCATAGCGCAGTTTGTTTCCGATTGGTTGACGGTGGGACCGTGATGGAGGAGTACGCCGGGGAGAGCAACAAGCGACACTCGGTCTTCATCTGGTGGGAACTTCCTGAAGCTTTGATGAGTGATGGCCGGCCGCTAACCATATTCCAAAAATACACTTTATCGCTACATGAGCAGGCTAAATTGCGTCAGCACCTGCAGGCGTGGCGCAACAAACCTTTCAGCGAAGAAGAGCTGGGCGGGTTTGATCTGACTAAAATTCTTGGCACAACCTGCGGCCTGCAAGTCGATTGGAATCAGACCAACACTCGCACTACGGTTAAGGGTGTGTTTGCCGCGGAAGGGGGCGCCAAGCGCGTGGCGACGAAGAACGAGCAGCAGGTCTTCGACCTTGATGATTACTGCAAAGAGTTCTCTGGTCAGCAGGATGCCGAGAGCCAAAAGGCTTGCGACATCCTCGATGAACTGCCGCGCTTTATTCGTCAGCGCATCACCGGCGACGAGCAGGCTGGCATTGAGCCTTGCTTTGAGGTGCAGACCGCCGTGCAGATGGGGGGCGCGCCAAAAGCTGAGGACATCGGCGACGAGGACATTCCGTTTTGAGTGATCCGGTAAATCACCCCGCTCACTATACGGGCGGGTCCATCGAATGCATCGACGCGATTGAGGCGGCAGTTGCGAGTCTCCCGGGACCGCAGGCCGTCTCGACCGGCGCTGCAATCAAGTACCTGTGGCGATGGAAGGCTAAGGGGGGCGTGGAAGACCTACGCAAAGCCCGCTGGTACATCGACCATTTGATTGAAAACGAGGTGGGGAAGGAATGATTTCATTCAAAGAGCTGAAGGAGGACGTGCTGCATTTTCTCCAGTGGGCGTCGGTCAGCCGATACACGTGGTGGAGCATGGTCCTGTCATTTGTTGCGGGTTACGTAATGGGGTCAATTCTTGGATTTTAAGCCGGGGGTATACGAGGGGCTCGACTACGAGACCTATGCATCGATCGAGGCTTGGAGGTCGCATGACCTGACGAGCTTGATAAGGTGCGGGTTTACGTGGAAGAACGAGTCTCCGGTGAAGGAGACTCCTGCCCTGATGGAAGGTCGGGTTCAGCACACTGTGTTTTTAGAACACCACAAGTTTGCAGAAGAGTTTGCGATCGAGCCCAACGTGGACCGACGGACGAAAGTCGGTAAGGCGGAGTACGCAGACTGGAAGGAAACTTTGAACGGTCGATCACCAATTAAGCAGGGCATGTATGACATTTGCATGGAGCGACGCGAGGTGGTTAAGCGGTTTATTCCGGGGCCTAACGACCGGGCTGAGATGACCGTTTGTTTCATCTGGCACGGCGAGCCATGCAAGGCTAGGTTCGACTGGCACACGGGCACTGACGTTTGGGATTTGAAGACCTGTCGTGACGCATCGCCGCGCGGGTTTAAGACTGCGATCAACTCGTTCAGGTATTACCAGCAGGCTGCGTTTTATCTGGCGGCTGCTCGCCATTCAGGTTTGCGAGCTGACCGGTTTATGTTTCTTGCACAGGAGAAGGCGCACCCATTTGCCTACGCCGTGTATACGCTAAGCCCGGAGGCAATCCACTACGGTGATGTCCGCAACGAGCAGGCGCTGGCGCTGGGGAAACAAATTGTCTCCGGTGCAGTTGAGCCTCAGCCATTCAATGGAGACGGCGAGATGGTCGAGTTTGACGCGGACGATTTGTGGTGAGCCTGCGATCGATGATGACCCCGGAGGAGTTAGCTCGCGAGCAAGAGTGGGCTGACGACATCAAATACCACGCCGCCCGATATGTTTGGCTGAAGCGCCGGCAGCGCACGTCTGACGGCAGGATGAGCTGGGCGCAGTGGTTTGAAAAAAAGTTCGGCGAGCCGCTGAACGATTACGCAAAGCGCATGGCTGAGAAAAAGACGCATGGAAAAGCATGAATTTGACTCAGAGACGCGGCAGATCGTGCTCAATGTTTGTTCAGGGATTCCGCGTCGCGGAAGGCCAATAGACCTGTACGAAGTTTTGCCAAGGGAGCGAAAAAACCTGATGCCTTGGCTGAAGGGTCATCGGTGGTTGCAGGATAGCGAATCTTGTTTGGCGCTCGTGCAGCATTGCCCTAACGATACTGCGGTGCTCAGCGATTTAGGATGGGACGGTATATCGCAACGCTTGCGGTCGCGCCCGGGCTCCCGATTGGTGTCTGGGTTTTTGTTTCTCGCCGCGCTGCATGCGTGGCTGGACCTGATTATGGATCGGGTTGACGGAATGCTGTCTACTAATCGCTACGGATAAACGGCTGCATCCAGTGCCGGAAGGCGCAGGCCTTGCAGTCGTCCGAGAAAACTTCCCCGCAGTCGAGACACTTGGGCCGATCCACACAATCTTCGTAGCCTGTCCCTAAACAAGCCGGGCAGTCCTCGTGGTCCATGAACCGGGACCACCCAGACCCCTTGCACTCGGGGCAATCGACGCCGAAATCAACCTCGTCCATCTCTCCCTCCAGAATGAAATGACAGAAAACGAAAAAGCAACCCTTTCGCACTTTCTGTCACGGTTCCTGCGAACGACAGAAAACGAAAAAGCAACCCTTTTGCGCTTTCTGTCACGGTTCCTACGAATGATAGAAAACGAAAAAGCAACCCTTTTGCGCTTTCTATCACCTTCAATCAATGGCGCAGTTGGTGCAGTTGGGGGCATGAAAAGTCCACTGTTGGGGGGCCCCACTTCACCACACCTGTTTCTCGAAACGCCTACCCTCTCGGGCGTGACGTGGATAAACCCTGACGCTGCGCCTCGCCTGAGCAGAATTACCCCCAAATCTTGTTGGGCTCGCAGCCCAGATTAATTAACTGCTGGCGATACTTCTTGAGCATCGCCTTGGCCAGATGCTGTTGTGCCGGTGACCATGTCGGGCGAGATGCCAGACTGTGGCCGATCGATGTATCGATTGCGTTGAAGCCAGCAGCGTCGTCTCGGTTCGCGCCGTCACACACCCGGGCCAAAGCCTTGCAGCAAGACTGAAGCTCAGCAACGACCTTCTTGGGAAGCGCTTTCGGCTGAACTTTCTGCGCCACGCCTTCAGCAATCTCTTCGATTGAGACGGGATCGGTAACGACCACGTCGTCAAGCGCCTTGTCGAGCACGGCTTGCTTGCTGACCAGCGTCTCAGCAAGACGGGCGTCGATCGATCCGTCTACCACGATGTGCTGCACAAGCACGCTGGACTGCTGACCGATGCGGTGACAGCGATCTTCGGCTTGGCTGATGGCGCCGGGAACCCAATCCAGCTCAGCGAAAACGACATGGCTCGCGTGAGTCAGGGTGATGCCCACACCGGCTGCGCCGATGGTGCCGATGAGCACGTCGGCTTCGCCGGCTTGGAATGCCTCCACAGAGGCCTGACGATCAGCGGCACCCATGTCGCCGGTGAGCGTGACCACGGTGCGGCCCGCAGCAGCAAGCGCGGAGCGGATCTTTTCGACCACGTCC